TTCTTCCCACCATTCTTCCCATTCTTCCCGTTCTTCCCATTCTTCCCACCGTTCTTCCCGTTCTTCCCGTTCTTCCCACCATTCTTCCCACCTTCATTCGGACCATGGTTCCCATATTTTGCTGGAACATTCTTCGTATAAAGTAAAGAATGAAAAAGGTATAAAAGTAATACCATACTAACAATAAATTAGTATGGTATACTTTTATTTATAGATATAAGGAGATTTATGACAGTTTATGAAACTTACGATGAAAACAAAAACCCTTGGTTTACCAAAGATAGATCGGAAACAGCAACAAATAGGTATCCATCAAAAACTATAGGAAATAATATAGTTGTTGAAAATCCAGCATTAGGAATAAGTTTATATAGAAATACATTTTCCAAAGAGGATTCTGAAAGATATATAAAAACTCTTGAGTCAAATTTGAGCGGTAATGGTAAATATAAGTGGTCAGAAGCACAAGTAACAAACTCTACAACTCCAATTAAAAAAGCAAGAGATTGTGTTGATTTTAAATACAAGCAAGAAAATTTAGGACCAAGAGATGAACATAATTCAGAACTTATTGATTTGCATGAAGAAATATATCAAAAACTAAAATTTTGTGTAGATGATTATGCTAAATATTGGGGAATTAGTGTAGTTTATTATGAGGCATTTAATTTTGTAAAATATGAGGGAGAAGGAAAGCATTTTAATATTCATGCTGACCATGGACCAGCATATAACTGTACAGTCTCTGCTGTTATTTATATTAATGAAGATTATGAGGGTGGAGAGATAAGGTTTCCAAGATTTGACAACTATACTCATACTCCAAAAGTAGGAGATATTCTTCTTTGTCCTTCTAACTACATATATGAACACGCATCATTGCCAATGAAAAATGGCACAAAATATTGCGTTGTAGTAATGACAGACATCAATGAATTAGGCCATAAGTAATGTCATTAACGGCAATATTTAGGGCATATAGGCCTTGGCTAAACAAGGAAAGCAGTTCAGTTCCATGTCCAACACAGAATGTTATTCCACAATGGTATAAAGATGCGGATAGGTTTGCAAAAATGCCAAACGGGGAATATTGGAAAGCAACAAAAGAAGTTTGTCCAATACCAAAAGAAGGCACGGTTGATGACTATGGAAAAGTTCCAACATGGAAGGCATGTCCTGCAATTATGGATGCATTTTCGACTGGCTATGTATTTAAAACTCCGTGTGATTTAATATTTTATAAAAACGATCAGGGTATTATAAGTGTAAAAATTGAAGATACTAATTATAAAGATTTTTGTATACAAAGACCACCAATGCCACAGTTTGAGCATCCAAGAGGATACTACAAGTATCATTTTTCTTGGAGTTCTCCTTGGGGCTTAGAATTGCCAGAAGGATACAGTGCATTGTTTATGACTCCAATGAATAGGTTTGACCTTCCATTTTTAAATACAACTGGAATAGTTGATTCTGATAAGGTTCATCCACTAGGCAGTTTTCCATTTTTTATTATAGAAGGATGGGAAGGCACAATTCCTGCTGGAACTCCATATCTGCAGGTATTACCATTTAAAAGAGAAAACTGGGATCATGAAATAGATATTCCAAACCAGTCTGAAATTTATGGTAAAATAGTTGAAAATGCAAAATTTTATAGACAACCTGATGGAGGGGTTTATAAAAATAAGATCTGGACAAGAAGAGAGTATAGATAGGGGATAGAAATGCAAACATGGACAGAAAAAGTAGCCTATGGAAACGGAATAACATGCTACAGAGGCGTAATAAAAAAAGAATTTGATGTAATTAATAGATTAGAAAATACTTTAGGATCAGTTGCAAAATATGGAGAATTATCTGCAGAAGGTAAAAGATATCACTGGATGCCAGCATATGTTGGATATCAGCAATTAATTCCTGATTATAGAGATTGCGTAGACTTTAAATTTAAAAAAACAGATATAGAAAAAGATACTAGCGAAGACTCTTTAAAACTTCAGGCTCTTTGGCAAGATGTATATGATGCTCAGTTTGGCGCTGTTGAAGATTATAGAAAAGACTACAACATTATGCCAATGAAATATTGGGAAGCATTTAATTTTATTAAGTATGGTCCAGGACAACACTTTATGGAGCACCACGATCATGGGTATTCCTATAACTGCACAGTTTCGCTGGTTGCATATGTAAATGATGATTACGAGGGTGGGGAATTATACTTTAGACTTCAAAATCTAAACATTAAACCACAGGCTGGAGACCTTTATATCTTTCCTTCAAACTATATGTATCCACATCAGGCAATGCCAGTTCGTTCTGGAACAAAATATTCTATCGTAACCATGTTGGACTATAGTAGAAAGTACCATACTCCAGACATGTATGATCCAAAATGGGAAAATGAATAATGTTTGAAATATCAGTTGAAAAAATACCTGGGTGTTCATTTTATCTTAGTCCAATGTCTATAAAAAGAGATTGGATGGACAATACTGCCGAAGGTCATGCATATAGGTGTTTTCCAGTAACACAGGCAAATGTTGTTGGGTGGAGCCTTTCATGCAAACAAAACATAGAGTTTGAATGGGATGGCATTAATGATCAAACGGCAGAACACATCAATATTATTTCTGCACCAGAAGGAGCCTATGGTGGTAGAGGACAGTCGTCTATTAGTTTTAATACTAACTTAGTGTTTAAAACAAATGAAGATGTTAGCATTTTAACTATTAATCCAGTAAATTATTTTAGTGATGATTTTGAGACAATGTCAAATCTTATGAGTACATCGTTTTATGACAATCCGCTACCATTAGCAATAAAGGCAAAGGCTGCAAACAAAAGAGTAGTAATTAAATCGGGAACTCCGTTAGCAACAATAATTCCTATATCTCTTACTAAATTAAATAATACAGCAATTGAAATTGTTGATCATCAAGATCAAGATAGAAAAAGAGAAACAGCAAGAAGGTCATATGGAGAGGCCACACAGCCATTAATTTCAAGTGGGCAGTGGACAGACTGGTATAGAAATGCTGTAAATGAAAAAAATGAGTCCTTGGGTGAGCATGAAGTCAAAGTTTTAAGGTTGTCTGTAATCGATAATACAAAAGATAAAGGAAATGGTATAATCTAATTATGGAAAAAAAGGATGCGTCAGTAGTAATTAGAAAGCCTTCCATAACACCTTCTGGCTGGTTTGGAAGCGGTAAAGAAATGATTGTTGAATTAGAAAACTTTATGACAGAAGAAGAAATGGTTTTTTTAGAAAAGGCAGCAAAATCTTTAACAATATGGGATGTGACAGAAACTCATGTAAATGAGAATGGAACTGTGGTTTATGATTCTGACTATTGGAAAGATAGGGTGGCAACACAGCCAACATTAGATAAAAATGATCCAAATATATCCCCAGTAATTGCTGGGCTATTTCAAAGATTAAAGCCAATTGTAGAAGAATTTTATAAGGTTGAGGTTATACCAACAGGAACTACAATTGTTAAATGGCTTCCAGGACAATTTCAAAAGCCACATGCAGACAAAGAATTGCATGAGGGCCCAGATGCTGGTCTTCCAAATGATTTTCCAAATTATGATCTTTCAAGTCTATTTTATTTAAACGATGATTACGAAGGTGGAGAACTATATTTTCCTTTACAGGGAGTTCAGTTTAAGCCTAAAAAAGGCGCTGCTTATTTTTTTCCAGGAGATAAAAACTATATCCATGGAGTAACAGAAATTAAAAGTGGTGTTAGATTCACATGTCCATTTTTTTGGGAGATAGTAAAACACACAGGAGAAAGGCAGCCGTAATGTCAGATATTAAAAATGCTCTTAGTGTAGATGAAATATATCCTAAAATTTTTGTATATAAAAATCTTTTTAAAGATATTAACAAAACATATAGCATTTTAAAAGATTCTGACGGTAAAGAAGATGGACTATTCAGCCCCTGGTCGCAGTGGTCTAGATTTGGTGATTATATTAATCCAATATTTAGAACATACAACGATAATTTAAAAATAGATCATGTTGAAAAGATAAAAACTTCAACAGAAAAACAAGAAGAGCACAAGAATATTCTTTTAGAAATTCTTAATAATTTTATGATAGCAACAAAAGACTATATTAAGAAAAATAATGTTGATTTTGATGAAAATAAAACTATCCCAGATATTAAGGATCAAAACGGAAATCCAATAAAAGAGTGGGAGTATACTGGACCTTCTATAGCAAGATATAGAATAGACATTACAGATCCTGTAGCAATGACATACCATTCAGACTATATTAGAGAGCCAATTACCAGCCCAGGACATAAGTTTGCAATTACTGCCCTAACATACTTTAACAATGACTATGAAGGCGGAGAAATTGATTTTATTGCAAATGGTGAAGCCTATATGTACAAGCCAGACGCTGGAGATATTTTAGTTTTTCCTTCTGGACATCCAGAACTTTTAATGAATGAAAAGTCAATTTATATACATGGAGTAATGCCTGCAAAAAATAAATCAAAGTATCTAGCAAGAATGTACTGGACAAAATATTCTATTGGGGCCCCAGAATGGTTTGAAAATGAAGAAAAATTTGGTAAAGAAAAGTGGTATGATATGCAACATGATATTATGGAAAAGTTTAGGAACGAAAATCCAAATAAGATTAGTGCTGAAAAAGAAAGAAGGATAAAATGAACCTAGAGAATAAAAATAGGATAACTAAAGATATTGTTGTTTATGAAAACTTTATTGATGCAGAAACTGCTGCCAAACTTGTAAGGGTTTTAGATAAGCATGCAGAACTTGGACTGATTACTTGGATGCCTATATCTTTCTATGAATCATATTCTTCTGTTTTGCCACAAGACAATGATGAGCATGTGCTTGCAGAATCATTACCTGCAGATATTTTTTCACAAATGAAAAAGGGAATTATTGATGCAGTTGCAAGTGTTCATGATCTTGATCCTAAAATAATTTCTCAAATTGGATACCACACACAAAAATGGGAGCCAGGAGCATATGCAAGAAAGCACTCTGACAATACAGATGAGCATGGAAAGTCTGGTGCTTTTACTAGAAGTAGATATGCTGCGTTTTTATATTTAAATGATAATTTTGAGGGTGGACTTTTGCAATTCCCAGATCAAGACATAAGTATACAGCCTAAAGTTGGAATGCTTGCTGCATTTGACGGGGGATTTAATAATATGCATGAAGTAACTCTCATCACCAGCGGAGTAAGATATACTATTGGCTCTTTCTGGGATGATAGAGAAGAAGATGCATATCCACAAGAATTGAGGGATGCTTGGGCAGCAGAGATGAAAGAAACAAGGGCTAAACAAGAAATTGAAAGAGCCGAATGGCAAGAGTTATTAAAACAAGGGTATAAAATAGATAAAGATGGAAACAAATATAAGGTAGGTGATCTATAACGTGAGCGTTTTTTTAAAAAAAGAATTTGAAGATGCTGGATACAATACTAAAGTTTTTTTTGATCATGTTTTATTTATAGAAGACTTTATGAGTCAAGAAGAACTAGAAGAAATCTTAGACATAATCAATAAAACTCCTGAGCCAGACTGGTCTATAGAATACACAAAAAATCTTGCTAGATTTTGCATGGAAAAATTTGGAAGAGACGATGTCGATAATTTAGTTGCTGAAGGCAAATTTGAAATAACAGAGGGTTGGGCAGACAAAAATTTAAAAATTACGGAATATGAGATTAGCAGCAAACTTCAAAAAAGACTTGCAGACTTAATCAAAAAGTCAGATCCATCCCTAGAACTTGGTGGTTTTGGCACATTACAAAGGATGCAAGGTGGGGTACAGTTAAAGTCTCATACTGACCAGCATACAGATCCATCTATTAAATATGCTGCTATACTATATATTAATGATGACTATAAGGATGGAACTTTGTTTTTTGTAAACAAAGAAAATTCAGACTTAAGGCCAAAGCCAAAAACCTTGCTTATTTTTCCAGGCAATGAAGAGTTTGAGCATGGTGTAAGGTATGTTGGAGAAGGTCCAATAAGATATGTTACTGTTGGTTTTATAAGAGTCAAAGACTTTTACGAAAACAACAAATACTAAGGAGATAAAAATGGATAGAGAGATACTTGAAGAAAAGGTTTACTATTACACAAACGTAATTGAGGACCCTAAAAAACTTGTCGATGCAATTGAAAATGACAACAAAGATCCCTGGGGTGAGTGGATGGCCTGCAGTGGTCAGCACTATGTGTATGGAACAGACAAAACTATTAAACCTACAGATGGGGTAGATGAAAAAAATGACTATATTTATAAAACTTTGCAAAAAGCATTTGACGATGTAGCAAGAGATTATGCAAAAGCACAAGGAATTACCGAAGAACCAAAATTATTTCCACAGTATCCAATTAAAAAGTATCAGCCTGGTACATACATGGGGGCACATTTTGATCAACAAGAGGGAGATGAAAGACTAAAAGTTTCTTTTGTCATGTATCTTAATGACGATTATGAAGGTGGAGAAATTTCTTTTACCATTGCTTCTCCAGAAGGAGTTTTAACTCAAGCAAGCCCACAACCAGATTTTGAAGAAGCAAAAAAGAACGGTGCATATACATTTGCAGTAAAGCCAAAAGCAGGAAGTGTAATTGTTTTTCCACCATCTCCACCATATCATCATACCGCACACCTAGTTAAGAGTGGCGAAAAGATTATGGTTCCACAACACTGGATTCACTAGCGTGTCCGAAGGGCATCAAAATTTTAGTGATCAAGAGCAGTTTGTCCTAAACTTACTTGATAATAAAAAAGAAGGATATTACGTAGAACTTGGTGCTGCCCATTCAAAAAATGGAAGCAATACCTACAGACTTGAAAAAGAGTTTAATTGGAAAGGCGTTTCTTTTGAAATTGTTCCAGAATTGCACAAAGAGATATCTGAAAATAGAAAAAATCCTTGCATTCTTGGCGATGCTACAAAGTTTAACTATATAAAATACTTTGAAGAAAACAATTTTCCAAATCAGATAGACTATCTTCAAGTTGACATTGATTCTGGGTATCAGACAAATGGACGGCCTGTAGGTAATCACTATACAACATTACATGGACTAATTGCTGTGCCATTAAATAAATATAGATTTACAGTTATAACTTTTGAGCACGACTCAAACATGTACTGGAGAAATACAGCAATGCGTGATGCACAAAGAGAAATTCTTGACTCGTTAGGTTATTCATTGGTTGTTAGACAAATACACGAAGACTGGTGGGTAGATCCAAAAGCAATTAGTTTAGAAAAATATAGAAAGTATTTTAAATGGGACACTCTATAAGCAATAAAACAGCAATTGTTACTGGAGCAAGCAAGGGTGTGGGTTATGCAACTGTGAAACTTTTATCTGAAAATGGATATAAAGTCATTGCAGTTTCAAGAGACTTATCTAAAGTATCAGAACTAATTTCTAATAATGTAGAGATCTATAAGTTAGACATTACAAGTTCGGAAGAAATTAAAAGGTTTTACGAAAAATACAAAGATATAACTTTGGATCTTTTGGTCAACAATGCTGGTGGCGGGGCAGGTCCAACTAGCATAATTAATGAAACTATGGATAATTTTAGAAGAGCATATGATATAAATGTCTCTGGTCCAATGTATTTGTCACAACTTTTTGTTCCATGTATGAAAAAGTCAAATTCTCCAACAATTATATTTATAAGTTCATTGGGTGGTAAATATGCATATAGATCTGGCGGTAACTACACCAATGCAAAAAGAGGCATGATGGCATTGGTAGACACAATGAGACTAGAGTTTCCAGAATATGGAATTAAAGTAACAGAAATTTGTCCAGGCACAATTGACACTCAACAAGAAAAAAGAGATATAGCAATAACTGCAGAAGATATGGCAGAGTGTATTAGGTGGGTATCAGAACTTCCTAAACATGTAAACATAAACCATATTGAGTTAAATCAT